GGCGAGGCGTTTTGAATAGCTTGCGTGGATGAATTGCGAGTGCGGCCAGTTACCCATACACCACGCAATAAAACTAATTACGGCTAATTCGGTTTTACCGGATCGAGGCGGGATGTTGATTATCAGGCGTTTTGTTTTACCAACCACCACTTTTTCAAGTGCGGTACAGATTAGGTCTTGGTGCTTAGCGCGCATCATCGGTACACCTTTGCGCGCTTGGAACATGTACTCGGTGAATGCTAGAAAGTCAGCGCGTAGGTGCGCAATCTCATTCGGAGTCATACTTGCGCGCCAATGCGGCCAATACGGCATCGCCGCTGTGCTTAGGTGATACGCTCTCGCCCAGGCTAGTCACGTCGATCAACTGCTTATCAAGTCCGCAAAGTTTGGCCTTACCCATCGTCGCTGCAACGGCTGCAGAGCTTTGCGGAGTCTCAGCCCCTAGTGCCACCTGCCGCGCCTCTTCAAGTTCAACCATGAGGCTGTCAACCGTCACGTTGTGGCGCTTTACGATCGGTTCGCGCAACTCTGCGAGCCTTGCCGCTATCTTGGACTTGTCCATCATGGCCTTGGCCTTGCGGTGCAGTGTCGCTGGTTTCATCGAATCGGTCTTGTAACCAGCTTGACGGTACGCGTCGCTTTGTCCAAAACCCTCAACGATCGAGCGGCAGAATTTCTCCTCCCGCTCGGTGTATTTGAATTGAGTCTTGCTCACGTCAGCTTCTCAATGCGTCGATCAATACGGGCGTTCTCGATGCTGTTGGAAAGTGCTACCAGCAGCCACACGGGAACCCAGAAGCCGACACTCAGGATCGATAGGATCAGGTGTAGCACATGGCTCGTGCGTTTCTTCTGGCTTAGTAATTTGAGTGCTGCGATTTGATTTGTCATGGCGTGAACCTCGTTGACTTGAACCGGAGAATTGGGTGCAGCAGTAGTGGGTTCAGTTCTACGTTCGGGAGCTACCCTAGCTGCGGTTCGGATATTACCACAGTGTTGGTGGGTGTCAAGCGACGGTGCTCATTCCGTACGCCAGATTCTAATACCGCCGTCCACTGTTCGCGCTGTAAATTTACATTGTTCACCCTTGCCCCTGCGGTAGTGCGCAATCCGACGGCACGCTGAGTATTCATTCCCGTTAATATTTGCACCTGCTATGAAAACACTTTCGTGTGGACCCATGGTTGTGAATGGGTACTTTTTTACACCACCTCCTGACTCTTTTGGTAGTGGTATATTTTTCTCAATTTTAAAATCATTCATTTGTTACACCTGTGCGGTTTGTGATTGTGTGATTAAACTGTAATGTGAATAGTTACATTGGTCAAGCACATAAACGCGTAACAAAAAATGCGTTACGGCTGAAAGCCCCGTGGTTACTAGATCACAGGTGTTTTTCCAATTTCAGTAACGCTGCGTAACATGACTAAAAAAGCGGATGTTACGGCTGTAGCCTTAGTGCCACGGGGGGTTCAGCATTTTGTAACTTTTTTTACCGAAAAACAGCCAACCCATATACACATAATACATAACACTACTATTACTCTTTTACTTCTTCTCACCTAATTAATAGAATAAAAGACGTACAAAAGTTACAAGCACCGCAAAGCCACTGGTTGCGGGGGTTTGCGTGTAACATCTAAAAGTTACAAAGAGGTTACTTTCCAAAAATTATGTTACGGACGTGACCAAATCTCTAAAATAGTCACGGAATGTCTTTCACGTTTAATTAGTCACGGATAAAAAAAGCCCCGTCTAAATGCGGGGCGTGGTGTAACATTATTTTATCTTGAGAAGTCGCGTAACGGTCTGATCAATTCGAACCGGTGACGACTTCCCCAGCCCATCTGCGCTAATTAATTTAAGCAACTCCCCCACTTTAGGCGCGTGCATCGCCATTTCCGAACGTGAATATGTTTTAAAAATCCAATCGTTTACAAACTTTCTCGGTGCTGTAATGTACCAATCGTTTGTTGCCCCAACGTGACGTACGCCCGCATCCATCTGCTCGTTAAATGGTGTGGCCTTAATATCCGCAATCAATTGGTTTGCCATTGCCGGTAATGCCTCGCTAAGCACGCCATACATCTTGCCGATGTTGTACTGCGCGTGGAAGCTGTTTAGGTAAGCCTGTGCAGCACGTTCAGCGCCCGCCCTACCCATCGCAATGTAACCATCGAGAAGTGCGTTTAAGGTGTCGCGGATGTAATAGACAACGTTATCGTAATAAACTGGCATCCCCACCTCAATTGCGACCGGTCTATCGTCTAACCGACAACCCTCCTCTTTAAATACGCTGATGCGGTTCGCCAGTTGATCCTCCACGCCCTCCTCACCAACTAACGATGGGATATTATCGGCCGACCAAAGCAACTTGGTGTACACGTCCACAGTGGTTGCCATTTGAAACTTAGGTGACATGCGCAGCGTCCGCTCAACTTCTTTAAGTTCGCGCTTGATCGACTTCACTTCATTAAGGCTCAGCACAAACTTGCGCTTGAATGACTCAGGTGAATGGCCAGACGGCGCGCCCTCCAACATGCGCTCAATGTCCTCCATGCTCACCTCAACGGCGCAATCAAGGCTCTGCAGTGCCCCGATAATTAAACCCTTACCCCAGTCACTCGGCGCGTGAATCCACAAGTACGCCTTTTTCCTGTCACGGGCAAAGCGTGCCGCCGCTATGAATTTTAAAAGATCGTCCAGTCGCGAGAAGTGTTCTTTAAAGTCCGCAATCACCCGTGGATCTACCGCAGCGTGAACGTCAGAGCCTGCAACCAGAGGTGTATGCTCATAAACAATATTCACGCAGTCTCGATCGAGACGCATTATTGACCTGGTTGCAAACATATCGCTGCTGTATCGAATTGCGTTGCGCTGGTTGTTGTACTCAAGGTAATCCATCACAACACCCGCAACGGCAGCATGTACGGTCTTAGTAAAACGCTCCTCATCCAAAGCATGTACGCCCGCACTAACCTTAATTGCCGTGTCGAGCTGGTCCATATCAACAACACTGCCAAACTTCGCGCGTATAAACTTAAACCCGTCACTTCCTTTATGTTGGTTAAGGTTCTCAGAACTGCTCAACATGCGGATATCACGACCCGTTGGCGACCAGAACACCCCCGTGATAATCAAGTGCAAAACCGCAGCACTTACCTGCAGTGCGCTAACATCCTCGACACCAAGTAACGAGCGTAGACGAAACTCCATTGCATCTTTTAACTTCACCGCCTCGTCGCAAATTTCATCCACTGCCGGCAACGGCACGTCCGCAACTCGACCGTGACCTTTGTTGTACACATTAGTTGCCTTGCGAACCACCTCGCCAATCGTGCGCCCAACTAGGTAATCGTCGCGGTCGTCCCACTTGCTACGCGCTAACGCACTCATGCGCATAATGCGTTCAATGCGATCCGTGTCGGCACCGGTTAAAAAGCACAAGTGTGACGCAAGTGCCATATCTGCCCGTGACTCATCGAAACCCACAATACTATCGTCAGGGTACGCGGCACGCAGCGCGTCCAAGTCGCGGTTAAATAGGTTAGTAAATGATGCCTTTTGCCCAAACCTTGCATCAACGCTTTTCATCTTATGGCCGAGCGCAATCAATTCAGCATCATCGGTTGGGCCATCCCAGTCAGCGCGCGGACCATTACCATCATGCACTCCAGCAACACCCACTGGGGTAACCGCAACAGGGTTCGCCAGTACACTATCAACCAACCAACGCATCCACTCTTGCGGTGCTGACTCGTCCGCGCAACCAAACGCCTCATCGCTCAAACCAAACGCAATGCCACGCCCCTGAGTATAGAACTCAATGTCCACACCGAAGCCCGCAAGCGGTCTAGTGCGATCCGCTTTTACACGGTCCACGTTAGCGCCAATAAAATGCACACCCGAGCCGCTACTACTGTACTCAAAGAAGCACTTGTGTAAATGCGCGTACTGACCTGCTGCAAACTCACTCAATTTACCGCCGGTAATACACTTATCAAGGTCATAGAACCAATAACCGCAATCTTCAGTAAACATAAACCCGAGCGTGTAAACTACACCGTCCTGAGTCTCACGCATCCGCTGTGCGTTACGTTGCGCCACTGCAGCATCAAAGGTCATCCACGCGGTATCAATCTGCGCATTGGCGTTAATACCGGCCGCGTCAACTGGAATTTTAGGATGGTATTTAGCCATACCCTCGTTCCACACCATGCGCCACACGAACCACTGCGGAATGGCAACCAAACCACCTAATGCTTTCTTAAAGTTATTCATTGCAACACCTCGACCCGCGAGTAATTAGTGCAAGAATAAGGCGCTATATTGTGATGCGCGAGGTTCATACCAGTAATGCGCGAGAGGTCAGGTTCAACCAATAGACTTGAAATATTGTAAAACGGATAGTCGCCCTCAATGCGCGGGTGTAAACGCGCCGCAATTCTGATCGCGTTACGACTAACGTGGTGGCTTGCCCAGTTTCCAATAATTCGCTTCAAACCAAGTTGACGCTTAGTGATGTTTTTGGTTCCAACCTGAGCGTCCAACCAAGCAAAAGCGATCAGCACCGTGTGGTATTTTATAGCTGAATCTTGGTAAGAATCGTTAACGACGGCGTCAATTGCACACAGTGTGGGTAGAGGCGTGATATTTTCCCGTAACGTAACAATCTTTTTCACAACTCACCCCCTGCGGCCAGCACCATGCGCATAACCAGCTCAAGATTAAACCCATACAAATCACCACCACTACGCATACGACTCAACTGTGACGGGTAGACGCCAAGCTTCGCTGCATATTGTTGGCCGGTCATATCACCCTGAAGCTCTAAAACTTGGCGAATGTAACGCGACTTTAATTCCGCTATTTGATCGGTCACAATGGAACCCTCTTGGTTAATGATTCCCGCACGATAATACTAATTAATTGAATTGTCAAACGTTACACAATAAAAAAAACCGCCCTAAGGCGGCTCTTACAACACTAGGCGGCTCAACTTACCAATACGCGACTCAATTGCCCCGAGTGTACGCCCCGTCCGACGCACCAACTCCTCGTCGCTCACCGTGCCGATCAACCCAAGCATCAACGCATCGTCCTCAGCCGTCCACACAGAGTGCGCAACGTAACCGCGCCTGTAGTCCGGTTGCCGACCTTTACCTAAACCCAACTCCCGTGCGCGCCGCTTAACCGCACTAACCGAACGACCCAGCTCAGCCGCCAGTTGCTCAGGCTTACGTCGCTTCCAGTGCTTGCGAAGGTGCGCGTTCTCACACTCTAACCATTTCATTTTAAAACACACCCTCCGGCGTAACCATTCATGAACAACCATTTACCGTCCACCAAATCAACCACCAACGCTGGATCAATAGCGCGCGCGCCGTCAGGCATGTCGCACTTCAATACCTTATCGCCCGAGCGTACGCTTTCAATTGCAGCGAGTTCACTAGAACGCAACGCTTGACTGGCCACTACTGCAACGCAAACCGCCGCCACCACAACACATGCACCTATTACATATTTCATCGCACCACCTCCAACATACGAGTCGCAACGAACCGTGCATCATCCAGCGCATTGTGGACAACACCCGCATACTCAACAAAATCAGCACCAACAAACGAGTGCTTCCATAACGTACGTGCGCAAAACACGTCACGGTACGACCACGGCATAACCAAGCGTTGCTCACGCGCCGCATTGGTCAACCACATAGCGTCACGATCACCCTGCTGGTATATGCGTAGGCGCTCATTGGCACCAACCCACTCAATAAACTGACGCAACGCATCACCAATCATAACCTCACCGCGACACGGGAACACGCCCGCAGGCTGGGTCGCCCACCACGCGGCTGTCGATGCGCTAACATGCGCGTTCGGCTGGTCGTGCTGTGGATCAATCTCAACATAAAACGAGTCGCCCATTTCACCAGTCGCCGGATCAAAGAACACCGCACCGATACTCAAAATATGCGCGTTTGGTTCGAGACTCAACGTCTCAAGGTCAATTGCTAAGTGGTTCATAAGTTCACCACTGCGGCACGTGCCGCTTCAAGAATCGAACCGAGGATTGCCGGATTATCAACCGGCTCACCGTTCACATCGACCAACACCGGATCACTGCAACCCTCGAACACAACGCCTAAAATCTCACCGTCGTTGGTTGATACGTCCTCAAACCAGATTGTTGTCTTGCCGTCGTTCCAATTGTCGTCTTTACGAGTTGGTACAAGGGATGTGTCGTCACCCAGTACACCAAAGTGAACAGCCGCTTCCAATGGTGTTTTGTCGTTGATCCACATGTAACCAACCACGTTATCGATGATAATCACATCGAAGTTGAACATTTCAAAAACACCAGAGTTGACCAGTGCAGTGTGAGCATCGTTAATTGATTTGTACATTTTTGAACCCCTTTTAATTAGTTGATATGCTCAGAATACGCAACTTTTGCGCACTCGTCAACTATATAGATTAATAACCTCAATCCCAGACTTCGCCGCGTATTTCACAGCATGTGCCGTACCGCCGCGATCAACACCGTTAAACCAAGCCAACATAACGTCGCACGACTCAACCAGTCGCACGTTCCGGTGCATGTACGCTGCATTGCTATATCCACCCTCGCTACAAATCTCAACCTTGGTTGCGCACGAAAGTAACTCAGCGTGACGAATATAATGCTCGTTCGGCCACCTCCAGCACTGCGACGCAAACGGCACGTAAGCCTCCAATGGGATACCGAGCTGTACGGCAGCAAGCGCACCTGCAGTATCCCAACCCATCGCCATTCCGCTGCACACAACGCTCGGCTTATTGATAATCATCCACATTTTAGCGAGCATCACCATTTGACCAAGATTGCCCACACGGTGACCAGTTAGCGATACTCTCATAATTGCTCAGGCCCCGTAATGAACCGCGCCTCACCGCCAAAACGTGTAACAAACTGCGCCCATCTCTGTTGCGCCAGCTCATGGGCGCTACCTGTGAAGCGCCAATCCTCGGCCTTACATTCGAGGCTCAGGAACTGCCCGATGGTGGTTCCAACATCAGCCGCGACGATCAATCGCGGGCGTATACCAATCAGGTCGGCACTCTTTAACAGTTTGTTACGCTCCTTTGTCTCGTTGGCCAAACCGTAGCGCACGGGTCGCCCGTTCTTATCCATCAGTGCGCCCACGTTATTGCGAAGCAGTGGAATGCCCAAACGCGCCGCCTCCAATGTGATCAGTGACTGTTGGCGCGCTTCGCTACCAGGTGACTGCGCGGACGGGTCGAGTTGTGGCGGGTGATCCGTCCCGAACGCGGCTTCCATCTCCTGCACCGCGGCGAGCGGCACGTTCCATTTTGCTGCCCATGCGCGGATGTTGAAGCTCATAATGTACCGCCAATCAGTGCAGCCGCGCGAACAATAACGCGGCGGGTTGCGGCACGACGACACTCGTCAACATATTGATCAAGCTGTATACCATTGACGGTTGCCATCACATGCGCGCCCACTTGTCGCGTAACAATGTTTAGATCAACAGCGAGTCTGAATGCCTCTGCATCATTTTTTAACGGGTTCCAGTAGCACGGTGTCGCACCGTAACCAGCCTCCATTGCAATCACCCCCATGTATTTACAAACGCGCTTATCTTTCATTCCAACAGCCAACGCCGCCAGTCGAAACAACTCTTCATTCTCAATATTCATGCCATACGCTCCATTATTTTAGTTTTTAGCACACTTGCATCACGCGCATTCATACCTGCAGCGGTCAGTACGTCAACGCCGAACGCGTGGTAAAACCTGCGCGCAATGACGCTGTTATCCTCACCGATATATTGCCCTGCCCATAGACTAATCGTGTCCATTAGTTCACGGTGATTGGTGATCTTCTCAGCGTTTAGGCGCGTGAGTCGAGCCGCGGCAGGCGTGTTTTGCAGGTTGTGCGGTATGCGCGCCAATGCGTACACATCCACCACGCCCGCACGTAGTTTAGCAAGCTCATCGGCGCACACCTCGAATATATCACCGTCCACAGTCTCAGGTTGAGTGCGTTGTGACGGATTGGGCGGCGGTACCGGTACGGCGCAAAACGGGCAGACCTTAAAGAACTTCTCGAACGGCATGTAGCAGCCCGCGCACGCCGTCATCGGTACCGCATCGCTCGGTGCACTTGTACCTTTCTTGACCGGATCGAGCGTCCATTGTTGTGGCATATCTGGTGGCCCGCCGTGACGTATAAAATTACCCACGTGATCGTGGATAATTGCCTTGGGCTTCTCACACGCTGCAATGTGCGCCAGTCGCTCCTCAACTGTGAACGTATCCCATTGGCGCATTAACTCAGGGTCGATAAGTAGACGTAGCGCCCTCCCGAATTGCTGCGTATAGAGAATAAAACTGGCCGTGGGGCGCGCCATGATCACAATCTCAATGGCGGGCAGGTCGAAGCCCTCGCCGAACAGATCCACGTTAACGAGCATTAGTTTCTCGCGACGACTAAATGATGCAATCTCGCGCGCACGTTCCGCGGTCGGCGTGTCACCCGTTAGCATAACCGCGGGTACCCCCTGTGCGTTAAACTCCGCTGTGAGACGTTCACCCTCTTCAATTGTCGCAGCGAACGTAACGCCCAGCTTACCTTTTGCGAACTGTAGGTACTTCTCAACCACGTTACCCACGATCACCCGCGACTTTGCAACCGCCTCGGCCACACCTACTTTACTTAACTCACCTGACGTGGTGGTTTTAACGTTGCTCAAGTCCAGGTCATTAGTGTCGATCACCCGCACCGTATAATCAGTCAAATAACCCTGATCAATCAACGCGCGCATGTCCGGCCCCTCGACCAGCACGTCGGCAATCCCGTCACTGTGCGAACCTAACCCCTTGCCGTCCGAGCGCCGAGGGGTTGCAGTTGGTAACCAACCTTTACTATCCGGCGCCAGCATTGAGAAGCAACGCCCCCACTTATTATCCTTTAGGCAGTGATGCCCCTCGTCAATAATACCTAGTGTGGAGCGCTTGAACCGATCAACCCACACACCCTTGCCACTCACCACCGTATCGACACTGGCCACAATCCAATCGGCTGACTGTTGGTTAACGTACGAGCGCCCGAACTTGGCGTAATGCTCTGCGGTAACGGCTGTAATCGTAGCGCGACTGCCCGCAATGCTATGCACAATGCCCGCGCGCGCCAACGTTACGCTGATCTGCGACACCAGCTCGCCACGGTGCACCATTGCCACGCCGTAACCCTTGTGCTGTTTGATGATGCTGGACATCATCTGAGTTTTGCCGGATCCGGTCGGGCTAACCGCCATGACCACCTTATGGCCGTCAGCCCACGCTTTTACCGACTCGGCAATCAACTTATCTTGATACCAACGGTTCTTAAACATGGTCACGGTGCTTCTCCATGCGTTCCCTAAAACGCGCTTCTCGCAACGCTATAATTTCTTTTAATTCAGAACGACTGAGCGGTGTTTTACTAAAAATGGGATCACAGCCGTAACGTGGCGCATAACACATTCTCCATTCGCCACCACGCCAATAACGCGAAACTTCCCAACGCATACCCGCGAGTTTGAATATACCCACAAACTGCCGTTTCTTATTCATAACGAACCCCACCAATTAAATAACCGACGCAACGCATAGCTGCGCACAATACTAACCACTGTGAAAAACCCACCAATAGCCATGTTCTCAGCGATTGAAATGTTAACCCCGAACAATGGGAAAATAACAATCTGTGACGCAACGGCCACACCGTAGCCCAGCAACACGTTTATGAACGCTTCTAGTAGTGAACCTTTCTTACTTTGAGTCATAACGAACCCACCTCTCTAATAAAGTCCCGCAACTATACGCAATAATTGCACGTTACGCAATTTTAAAATAATGTTTGACTTGCGCGCAAAACTTGCGCACTATGCACCCCACAAACAACGCAACCGAGGAAACACAGATGCAAATAACCATTAGCTTTAATCCAGAAGTGGATCACTTCGATACGGTGCTCAAGCGCTTATCCGGCGTGTACGGTGAGCAAGTGAGCAAGTCCACACCAACATTTAACGTCACCGAACTGGTTGAGTCGCAAGTGCTGACTGATGAACCGGCTATTATTGTGGACGCCGAGCAAGTTGCCGAGCAGTTACCGCCCGCCATGAAAGCAACACTTGAAATTGACGTTGACGGCGTACCGTGGGACGCACGCATTCACAGTGACGCAGTGGAGCCTAAAACCCAAGCCGGCCGCTGGAAAAAGAAACGCGGTGTTGACGCAGAAGAGTACGACCGTATTACCCGCGAACTGCAGTTACTGGCAAGTGGTAAAGTCGGCACGGACGAACTACCAATTCCAACACTGCCAACGGTGCAGCCTGAGCTAGAATTACCGCAAATTAAAACCGAGGAAACGCCACTTGTAGAAGTGGCGCCCGATCAGTTTGAAGTAGCAACACTTAACACACCACCAGCACCCGAAGGTGTGATCATCCCAGCAACGCACGTTGACCTAATGAAGTGGGTTGCAACGCAACTGGCTGCAAAGTCGCTTGAGACAACCGATATTACCGAAGTGATCAAAGCGGGTAATCTGAACAACCTCGGCGAACTTGAACACATGGGCGAAGAGTGGATCAAGTGGGCGTTCGAGTCACTGCAGGTACGTTTAAAATGAGAATCTACCCAAGCAATGCCCATATTTGGGTAAAGTGCGCGGGTCACACCGCACTGGCGGCACGCACGCCGCGTATTGAGCCACAAGATGACAGTGCGCGCTTAGAGGGTATCTTGGCGCACGGTGTCGCGGAGGATATTGCCGCAACGGGCGTTACGAAGCGCGCGGATGTCACCGATGAAATGCTAGACGGTGGTGTACTGTGGCGTGACGTGCTGCACGGCTGGGGTTGTGAGTTTGCACAGGAAGTTGAGTACGAAACGATTCAATGGATCGGTAGCGACATTCCGGCACGTACCGACGCTGAGGGTTATAACGCCAACACCAATACGCTGCACGTTGCGGACTACAAGTTTGGGCACCGTTACGTTGATGCGTATGAAAATTGGCAGTTGATGTGTTATGCGATGGCATACATGGATCGTCACGTTAAGAGCTTTACGCAAGAACAGCTCGACACAATGACCGTAACGCTCCATGTTGTACAGCCGCGTGCCGGCGGGCATCGTCAATGGTCACTACCGCTCGCTAAGTTGCGCGAAACGTATGCGCGCACGATTGTAGATGCAGCACGTGACGCTCGACTAGCCAACAACAACCCCGACGGTATGGGTTTAAAAACCTACACTGTGGGCGAACACTGCTACAAATGTGCAGGTGCGATAAACTGCCCAGCGCTACGCAACGCCGCGAGCCAAGCGTTAGACTTTGGCGGCCGTGCAATCGAACTGGAATTAACGCCCGAACAGGCCGCGCTTGAACTGTTCTTGATTGACAACGCAGAGACGCACATTAAGAACCGCCGCGACGCGCTCGAACAGTTAGTCGAACATAGTTTACACAACGGTGCGCTATTGCCCCATTGGGAGTTAAAACGCGGGCGCGGTAGCGTCAAATGGGTGCAAGACAAAGAGCAAGAAGTGATCGCATTGGGCGACTTGTACGGCGCGGAAATTACCGCAACGAAACTCAAGACACCGACGCAATGTAAGAAGCTGTTACCCGCTTATGTGATCGACTCGTTCACTGAGCAAACGCAAGGCGCGTTAAAAGTAAGCAAGAAAAGTGCCGATGACGGCGCAAAATTATTTAATCAGGAGTAACACCATGCCATTCTCAACAATCACACCAGTTGGCCGCATCGTTCAGGGTAACCCACTTGTCGGTAATCAAGTAAAAGATGACCACGGTGCACTCGTGTTCAACCAAGACGGTACGCCGAAACTCAACTACTACATGGGTTTAGCGATCAGCAAACAAGATCCGGCCGCACAGCAACTGATCGCCAAGATCGACGCCGAGGCGCGCGCAGCGTGGCCAAACCTGTTCGACCCTGCAACCGGTGAGTGCCGCGACAAGAAGTTCTCGATCAAATACTTTGACGGTGACGGCTTTGACCACAATGGCAAGGCGTTCGCTGAGCGTGAGGGTATGGCTGGTCACTGGATTATCCGCTTACAGAGCAACTACCCGTTGCGCAGCTATGACGGCATGGCGGGTAACGTAGAAATTACCGATCCTGAGCGTATCTACCGTGGATGTTACGCCGTGGCCGCAATCGAAGTTAAAACCAACGGCGCGACCGGCACCAACACGCGTGGTCTGTACATTAACAGCCAAGGCGTGCAGATGGTCGGCCACGGTGAGCGCATTCTCGGTGGTGCGAACCCTGACGAGTTGTTCGGTGCTGCAGGTGCGGCAATTCCCCAAGGTGCGTATGTGCCAGCGGGTATGTCAACCACACCAGTTGCACCGCCAGCACCACCAGCAATGCAAGCACCTGTGCCAACGCCACCTGCCGCACCTGCCGCACCTGCCGCACCTGCCGCACCTGCCGCACCTGCCGCACCTGCCGCACCTGCCGCACCAACACCGCCACCACCGCCAGCAGTGCCGCACCCAACATTTGTGCAGCAAGCGGTCGCACCGCAATTTGTGTTAACCCCAGCGGGACAAGCGCAAGGCTTTACGATTGAACAGTGGTACGCTGCGGGTTACACCGAAGCGCAACTGTTACAAAACGGCACAATCGCACACGCGTAACACAACGGGGCGGCTTCGGTCGCCCTACTCTTTAATGAGGTATGTATGAAATTACAAGCAGAATGTGACGTTGAGTGCTACCGCAACTATTTTCTAGTCAAATTCTATTTATCGGACGGCACGTTTCGCAAATTTGAAATGTCGGACGGATCACCACCGATCAACCTCGACGCACTGCGTGCCACAATGTACGAGTTTGAGTTGGTTACGTTCAACGGCATTGGCTATGACGTGCCGATGATTGCCGCCGCGTTAATGGGTTTCAACTGTTCGCAACTTAAAGACTGCAGTGACGGCATCATTCAACAAAACCTGAGACACTGGCAATTTTACCGACAGTTCGGCGTACAAGAACTGGTCGGCCTGCAACACATTGACATCATGGAAGTTGCGCCGGGCGTGCGCATTGGTCTAAAGGTTTACATGGGGCGGATGCACTCAAAGACCATGCAGGATCTACCCGTTGCGCACGACGCGATACTAACGCCCGAACAAATGCGCGTTATTGACAAGTACAACGACAACGATTTAACCGAAACGCGGCTGCTCAAGGAAACGATTAAAAACCCGCTTGCACTACGCCGCGTGATCAGTGAGCAAATTGGTGTCGATGTAATGTCTAAAAGTGACGCACAGATCGCGGAGGAGGTGATCTGTTCACACCTTGGTTATCGTCCCAAAAAGTCACCAGTGCAATCAGGGCGCCGCTTTTACTACGAACCACCTGCGTTTATTGCGTTCCAAACCGAACAAATGCAAGACGTGTTACGCGTGATGACCACGAGTGAGTTTATAGAAAACGATCCAGATCTACCAGGTGCGGAAATCTTCACTAATGATGCAGGTGAAACAATTAAAGCCGCGGTGATCATGCCTCCGGCGTTCAAAGAATTGTTACCAACCATCGGTAACACAACGTACAAATTCGGTATTGGCGGCCTGCACAGTCAAGAGAAATCAATGACGCGCCTATCCGTTGCGGGCGTGAATGAAATCAAGATCCATGACGTTGAGTCGTACTACCCGAACCTGATCATTTTGATGAACATGCACCCGCGCGCAATTGGTCCGCGGTTTACAGAAATTTACGGCGGCATTCTACGTGACCGACTGCAAGCCAAAGCCGAGGGTCGCAAACAGGACAGCAACTCGCTAAAAATTACACTCAACGGCGCGTTTGGTAAGCTGGGTAGCAAGTACAGCATTCTGTGCGCGCCTGACTTAATGATCCGAACCACCGTCACGGGGCAACTGGCACTCATGATGCTGATCGAGAGCATGGAGCTTGCCGGTATTCCCGTCATCAGTGCGAACACGGACGGTATCGTCACGAACACACCGCACGGGCTGCAAGGCACGCGCGAACAGATACTACTCGACTGGCAACAGCAGACGGGGCTTAAACTTGAGTGCGAGCCGTTCGCGGCACTGTACGCCCGTGACGTGAATAGTTACATTGCGTTCCACCCTGACCGCTCGCACAAGGCGAAAGGTGCGTTCAGCCCCAGCGGCGTAGCACCAGCGTCAAGCCCGAGTGGCATCACACCCGACTGCGATGTAATAAATGATGCAATTATTGCGCTACTGCGTGATAATACCCCACTGATGACCACCATCACGCAGTGTGACGACATACGACGCTTCGTTAAAGTCGCACGGTGCGCTGGTGGTGGGTACTTTGAGGACACGGGTGAAGAGTTGGGGCTTAACGTGCGCTTCTACTACGCGCGCGGTAGCACACGCGGTATACGGGGCGTTAAAAGCAATAACCTCGTTGGTGGTAGCACTGGCAGCAGACCGTGTATGACACTGCCCGACACGTTACCCAATGACCTGGACTACGAGAAGTACGCGATAATGGCTTACGAACGATTAATAACTTTAGGGGTGTTCAATGGAACATAATACGGATTGGAGAGAAATGCGCGAACTGATCAAGCGCACAGGCTTAACGCAAGAGAAGATCGCACAGGAGCTTGGCGTCTCGTTACGCACGGTGAGTTACTTGGGTAGCGACAAGCGCTCACACGCGGTAAGCAAAACGTTACGCATGGCGTTGGAGGGATTGGCTAAATAACAACACACCCGCCAAGCCCATGGCCGGATTCCCGATATCGGAATTCCGGTTACGCTCAAATCGTGCGGGTTTTTAATGTTTGACAATACGCAAAACTTGCGCGTATACTTTGCAGCGTAAACCAACCAAGAGTGATGTGAACATGACAACCTTGAACAAAAAGATTAAAGAAAAACTGGCGTTTGATTTAACCGCAAAGGCCGCCGAGAAGAAACTCAAAGCGCTTAGTGTGAAGTTAAAGGCGCTCAACGAAGAGTTTTGGACTGAATACAAGGCGCGCATTGATTCGGTTTTACAGATCGACACGAAGCGTTACGATGAGTTAATTCAGGCAGGTGCGTTGCGTTACACTACACGCGTTGAGCTTAAAAAGACGCCCAATGCAGCGGTGGGTTGCACTGAAATTTTCATAGAAATGGTACGTAAATTGCCGATTACTTTTATTGCACAGCCCGGAAGTTACTATCGCAGGTTCACCGTTGTTTTTAAGCACAACCAAGCGCTACCAGCGATCAACGAAGATCTTTTAAACCTTGCGATTGGAACGGATTGCAAATTTGCAAAACGTGCCGATGAGTTACTTGGCGAATATTACGAAATTATTAAAAGCGCCATTGTGTTTAAGGCGGACGTTGCGTCAATTTTACTACCAATCCGTACACGTAAAGTGCTGCTCGAACGCTTCCCCGAGGCCGCTAAATTACTACCAGCACCTGCCGAGAAGACCGGCAACTTGATTCCAACGCAGTTGATCAACGATGTGCGCGACCGTCTCAAAGCGGGTATCCCATCATGATAAAACAAATGTACAAAGTGGAATCGCGTGACGCGGACGGTAAGATTCTTTACCAGTTCCACGTTCAGGAAATCAGCGAAGCCGAGGCGATCCGTGTCGGCAAAATGTATACAACTAAAGAAGCCCTTGCGGGTACGTGGAGTGCGACAAAATGCTAACAGTTAATCGTAAAGACTTTATGAATGCACTCAAAGCGGTCATTGTGACAGCGGGTAAGAATGATGTGCGTTACTACATGAACACCGTACTGCTGGAGGTGCAGCGCGAAAAAGTGACGCTTGTTTCAACTGACGGGCACCGCATTACGTTCGCAACGTTGACGCTCAATACGGGTATCGAAGACACGCAAATTGACCTAGTGCTAGATCGCCCCGATGTTGAGCGTTTGATCGAAGGTGTGTCGGTTAACAAGAAGCTCAAGACTGAGGAACTTGTGATTAAGTGGGAAGGTGCAACGGTATCGGTCGAAGCGGACGGTACGTTATTTACATTTAATAAAGTGGACTGCAAATACCCCAACTGGCGAATGGTTACCCAAGACAGCGTGAACCTGAACCCAGAACGCGAGGGTTTAACAGATTACGGTATCAACCTGATCTATCTTGCTGATGCCGAGAAAGCATTCAAGCACTTGTTTATCAAGAATAAATACGGCTCGCACAAAGCGCATATCGAGCTTCAAACCGCAGCCGATAAAATGTGGATCACGCCGATGGAGATCGAATCGTGCGGTCAGTTGACTGAAATCAAAATGGCTATCATGCCCATGCGACTGGACGCGTAACCATGACCCAAGACCAACTTGACGAAGCCCGCCGCGCGTATCTTGCGTCCGGCGGCGAGGTGACACAATGCCCACCTGCACACGTCGAACCACTGCGCATTGGCACTAAATTTAACCCAGCCGTAGCGGAACGCCGCGCTCACATCGAAGCGCGTATTCGCGCCGAATACCCAACCTGCAGCTCAATTGCAAAACTGGCACGCTCACTGGGCGTGGGTAAAATGGCGCTTATTGCGACGGCTTATGAATTGGGAGTAACGAATAATGTTAACATTTGAACAGTTTCAAACCAACGTGCAACAGTGGTCAACCGCGCGCGGTATCTACGAACACAGTGGCGCATTGGCGCAAGCGCTAAAGGCTGTTAGTGAAGTGGGTGAGCTGGCAGACGCAACAATCAAGAACGACTTGGACGCACTTAAAGATGCCATCGGTGATGTTGCGGTATGTCTAGTCAACGTTGCGTCTATGACCGATAGTACACTGGACGAGGTTTATATTTTTGATGATGTGAAGGTTGAGCGCAGTGCACCCCAAATTGTCGCCCATGTATCGTATATGGTCGCCCATGTATCGTTGGCTGCAGCGGAATCTATCTTATGCGAACCGATTGATGATGCTCTCAACGGGGCATTCTATTCACTTTACGCAACTGCCAACGTAAACAACCTCGACTTTCTCGACTGCTGCAGTGCGGCATGGGATGAAATAAAGGATCGCACGGGCCACATGGTTGCGGGCGGGGCGTTTGTTAAAGATGAGTAGCCTACACCTCAATCACGCCTCGACACTGCCACCAACCGACACGCCGTTGTTGATTCTCATACCGTCAAGCGGTGCACTACTTGAGGTCAAGCGCACGAGCCATGTTAGCAATCGCGAGCATGATCTTGAATATGTGACCGAGAACGGCACAATAATCACCGGTCGTTACCGCTGGACGTATCCATGAATAATAAACAAATAGCGTACCCGCATACGGTACGGGACATTGTGCAAGAATACGCGGTTAAATCCGCGTCACTACAACAAGCAATGCTCGCATTTACCCAAGCTGAGCATGATATAAACGCTGCAACTAAAGTAACAGGTGGTTTTATTGCGGGCAGTTTTGTTAGCGGTAACTGGCTCAGTGAGGCGAGGGGTCAGCACTTACTGTTAGCGAGCGCATGGCAAGCGATTTATACAAGTCTGAACCTTGAAAATGTTTTTAGTGCGAGCGATAAAGCCAAGTTCGCGCAATCACTTGAGAACCCAGCGCCGCTAACACTTGAGAACCTAACCGCCACGTTCGGGCAATACTGGGAGAACCCGCGTTACTTTATACTCAAGGGTTTAGCTGAAGTATTCTGCAAACTTGACAAGTTTTACAAGTCGCACAGTAACTTCGGTGTAGGCGTCAAAGGTTTACCAAAGCGTGTGATATTGAGTCGCTTTACAGGTATCCACAGCCACGGTGTAAATGCTGTAATGGACATGGTTAATGCCATGGTACAGGTTACGGGTGAGGCGTTAATTAAAGATGATGAGCGCCGTATCTTGTGGGACGCGTCAATGAACGGATCTGACTTTGAGCTCCCCAGAATTGGTCTCAAAGGTAAAGTTTTTGCCAACGGTAATGCTCACGTCCACTTCTCACCGCGCGCGTTAAAAGTGGTCAACGACGGTCTGCACGAATACTACGGCACGGTACTGCCCGATGATTCAAGCGAGCGACCAACCGCTAAAAAGGCAAGCACTGAGGTATCTAAAGACCTGCAATTTTACCCAACGCCGCGCGCCGCAATTGACCACATTTTAGCGCGGGTCCACTTACCGGCAAATGCACGGATCCTTGAACCAAGCTGCGGTGACGGCGCGTTACTGGACGCAATGAACAACGGCGACCGTGATCTGTTCGGCATTGAGTATGATGCAGGGCGCGCACAACAGGCGCGCGGTAAAGGCCATAAGGTTTTAACCGCTAACTTTTTAGAAGTAGAGCCGCAACCTGTATATGATAGAGTGGTGATGAATCCACCATTTTCGGGCACCCATTACGTTAAGCACGTTAAGCACGCTATGAAGTTTCTCAAGCCGGACGGAGTGCTAATCACGATCCTACCTGCAAGTGCATGGTATGAGCACAAATTGTTGACCGGACGCTGGGAAGATTTACCGATGGGTAGTTTTAGAGAAAGTGGCACGAACATCAACACTGGTTTTTTAATGATAAGGAATAAGTAATGTACAAAATAATCATGCGAAGCGCACCACCCTGCCCGTTCTGCGAGAAAGCGAAAGCGCTACTCGACAAGCGCGGCTTGCAGTACGAAACAATTGATCTGACTGGCCGACACACCGCGCTGCGCGTGTTTAAAGCCTTGGGTCACACGACTATTCCCGTTATTATCGCGCCGAACGGTGTGTTGATTGGCGGGTTCGAGGATCTGGATGCACTGTTGGGCGACCATCAAGGGGAGTTTGAGTTATGAGAGCCACATTTATCAGTCGCCAAGCCACTGACCTGACAGCCGTCAACGCAGCCCGCGCGAGCATGGGTAAGGTGCACACCGTGTTTGACGACAGTGACACGGGCCTACTCGCGTACCTGCACCGCGAGAACCACTTCACGCCGTTCACGCACCAGCGCGAGACGTTCGACATGCGCGCCCATAATGTGAAGTTTGCGCACATGAGCGAGACGGACACTGCGGGTATGGTCAAGACGCATAGTAAAGGCCGTGTGAAAATGCGTCACTCGATCTACGGCTGGGCAAACCTGATTGCAAAGGGCCTGCTTGATCCTGACGTTGCGGGCGACGTTGCGTACCACTTGCACCGCATCTACCCGCACACTGCAAAGGCGCTCATGTTGCCGCACGGTAAGCCGAGTGAACATGCTGTACACCTACCATCCAGCAGCGAACAGGATCACCGTTTTATCGACGTGACGTTGCACATTAAAGTGCCGTTCTTTGTCATACGCCAATTGGACACTCACAAGGTCGGGTTTGCCCGTAACGAGCAGAGCGGGCGCTACATTAAGTTTGTGGTCGAATACTTTAAGTTTGGATGGCGCAAGAAGCCTGATGGTAACGTCAAGCAAGGGAGCGGAACTAAAGCTAATCTGTTGCAACGCATCGTCTCAAGCGTCGCGTACTGCATTGTGCGTGCCGTTACGCTACCTGCGTATCATTTGCTCATTGCGTGTGGTATCGCTAAAGAGCAAGCGCGTGGACTGCTGCCGATGGCGTGCTATACGGAATACTACTGGACTGCGAGTCTGGCCAGTTACGGGCGCATGTACCACTTGCGAAACGATCCGCACGCACAAGCCGAGACGGGCAGGATTGCCGCGCTGATAGGGCGTGAAGTGTACAGAAATACGGGGATTGCTTTATAACAACCTAACCTTCCGCAATAATTCCGCAACATTACCGCCACACCAGAACGCAGCCGCCATACTTGCACCAGCAGCCATGGCGGTTAGCGCGTTAGTCTGACTGACCGCACTCGGCCATGCGAGTAGCATCTCAACACCCAGCGCCGCGCACGAACCGAGCCAAACAGTGGCCAGTAAAGATACAAAGAATCGGTACTTGTGACCGTTCGGGCAGAACGTGGCAAGGCGTGCGGCTGTGGCGAATAGTGCGATGAGTTGGAGCGTGGAGAGAATCATTTAAACGTCCTCACAATGTCTAGCAGTTTGCCAATTATATCAGCAAAGTTTGAAGTGGAAAAATAGTTCGCAGCGCTTGTCAAGATGATCACACTCAGCGCAGCACCGGCAATAGCCGCCCATCCAATATGTGGAACACCTGCAGCAATGCCGATATAGTAACCAGCGCCCACACTAAGAAACGACATCGCGGCGCGCTTTACGATACCTTGAATGAACGGCAGCATCATAAAGAACGCAGCGCCGAAGATCGCGCCGATCAGTGCGTCAGGTTGCATGTTTGCCGCTATTGTTATGAGTAGAACCGATGCGGAAAGTTCACGATCCATTAGATTAACGCCGCTGCTATAAATAAGGTTGGTATATTATCACAGTGGTGGTTATACTGACGTTTCTAAAGTTGCTTTAAGCCCCTTTGTTAGTCCATTGGGGCTTTTTTTTATTGCGCGATCCTTACTCATAGTTTCGACCGCACCTTATCGCTGCAGTTCGTTATGCGCCTTAATTTTACGCTGCAAACTGTGCAGCGCGGCTCTGCATGATAGCACGTCACGCTCTGCTTGATCTGTCACTGCTGCAGCGCTTCTAACAGTTTCTGCGTGTAGTTCGACTCGCTCAGCCTCTGCTCCATTTCCCAGCTCTCTACCCGTATCGGCTGCGGCATCGGTTTTACAGTGGGCGCGTACGAGCACCCGATTTGTAATAACAGTAGGCTCGCGATTGATAGCATCTTGATAGTCTGCATAGTATTCCTCGCTGATTGATCTGTAATGGTCTGCACGCTGATTGACCTCGGCCAGCGCTTTAGCGTATGCGGCTTGCTCTTTACTTGCCTTGGCTTCGTAGTGCTGTGCAGTTTGGCTGTATGATAAAGCCGCGCCACCGATGAAACCGAATATCAACGCTATTATGCTGACTTTCATACCATGCTCACTTGCTTACCATCACTCGACAATAGTGTCAAATCATACCGCTGATCAGCCGGATATGACCGCATTGGTGCGCCGTCAATCCATCGGCTAGGCCAATAGTAGCCGTCAATGCGATCAGGTTTGAATGGGCTAATCTGCACCACGTCACCCTGATTACCGCCCAGCAGCATAATGTTACCCTGAGCATCTGCGCCAACGACAAAACCAACATGGCCGCCGCCGTGCCGCGATAGCACGGCAATAGATCCATAAGCTGGCGCATCGAGTTTTGTTAGTAGTGGACTCGCCCATTCTTTAGCGCGATACCATTCTCTAACGACATAGCGCCCAGCTTTACCCATGACATAGCCTACAAAAAGGCCGCACCATGGGGTTTCATCGTCACGCCACCAAGCCTTGGACTCATTGCTGAACTTGCCCATCTCGTCGAGCATTTGAACGATTGCAGGATTATGTTTAGTGCCTTTGACTTCGCGCATCCCGATGGATTGTCGCGCTACATTGATCCAGCTTAATTCTGTCATATTAAATCACTCCCCATTATCAACTTTAATTGCTAATTAAGCATCCGGCCATCCCGTATCCAGCATTTCAGTCTCGTAAGTGCCAGCATTTATTGCGTCCAATAACTCAGCTTCGCGATCAAAGCACGACTGCACATGCGATCTGATTGCTTGCGCCATTGCCAGAATCTGTTCAGCATTCAGCGTCACGAATCCATTTGCAGACTTCCAGCGCACTGAATATTCAGGATCTAGCGAGGCGGCTAACGCGGCACCGGTCACCATCGCCACAGCAGTTCGATCCGTGCTGACTTGTGAACCGTTAAGCTCAAACCCAGCAGTCTCTACTTGCCATCGTTTAGCCGCTATCTGTGCGAGAGATTGTTTGTCAGCTTTTACCTTGCGAGATGCCATTTCACTGGCTTTATCTTGCTCGTACTCAGCTTTAGTGATGACAGCTATCAAACCCTCACCACTTGCAGAGTTGCACGTCCCATAAAAAACTGGGTTGACAGTTGGGTACTCAGACTCAAGCGCAAAATCAAACTGGAGCCCGTCAAAATCTGGCATGTACAGTTGATTGACGTATGTAAACTTTACATAATTCATTAGATGATGCTCCTACGAACGGCCCGAACACGCCTCAGAAGCGTCTTATTGACGTTGTTCTGAAGGCCTGGATACGACGCGAGCCAATACTGAAGCCACGCGTTCGTGGCGCTTGCCTCGCTTGACGTCCAAAAGTAGTTACCCCATGCAAACTCTTCGGAGCCGCCTGCGCGGAAAGCGGCGGAGGAGGTTTGTGCCGGATCAGTTAGCGTATAAGCAGGCGATTGTGGCGAACTATTAAGGTTGACACCTTGTGCAGCAGTAGCGTCCGGATAAGCGCCGCTTTGCTTATAGCTGATCGGGGAGTTGTAACGCGCTCCGATGTAATTATCTGTCGTTACCGGTTTTAGATTTCTCCATGCCAGTTCAAGCTCATCACGTGCTGGGATGTACCAGTCTGAATACCCATTGATTACCAGCGCTCGCGCCCAGTGCGCTGCGGGGTACTGGACGGCTGTGCCAGCGGCCAGCATTGCGCTGGTCGCCTCCCAGCCTTCCGTTAATGTTTGAGTTGCTATAGGCATGTCTGTGTTTTCGAATTTCAGCGCAATCGGCACCGACTCACCCTGAGCTTTTGGTGCGATGATATTACGAAATCGAGACATGACGGCCCAGTCGCTGTATGTGCCAGAACCCTGCGCGCTGGCAACATCCAACGCAATGCTCCCAGATGACGCGGCTGCAACTGTGCCCTGAAACTTGTTTGATGGGTTAGATATGCTGCGCACTTCGAGCATCTGCCCCTCGTACACTAACGCGCCAAGCTGGTCTACAAGAAATACCACGCGCCCTGTACCAAGTGTCTGCGGAGCGCTTGATAGCGCGATTCGATTCCAAACCATCCCTGAATAGAACCCGCCCTCCAAAGGATCTCCGAAATTAGCCGGAGTAGGAGTCGGCTCGACTATGTATTGCGACAAGCTGACATCTATAACGATATCGCGACGGCGGCTGCCGGCGTACAGAGACAAAATCAGCTCGGTGTCGAGCGATGGTGTGCGCAAGTTAATTTTGTCCCCGTCTAGAACCGCAGTGCCTTCTGATACTTGAATGAAGTAATCGGTGAACGAGTCAAGGCCATTTATTGTGTACACATAGTCACGGTCAGTATAGACGGCGCGCGGCCCAGATATAGAGATGCTAGCCAGCTCGAGCTCAGTAAGCATTTCGGCTTGCTCTGCTGACATGAAGCCTGCTTTTGATGCTGTCGCTATATCATGGTCGTGAACTTTATCAGCATTCTCAGAATCAGCGCGGTTCTTAGTGGCCTCGATCGCGATACCAGACAGCTTCACCCCATCATCATCCGTAAATGCATTCGTATCAGGGTTCGACTCATACAGCTGCTTGACCTGCGCGGCTGTGACAGGCGCAACCCACTTGTTGTCGTTCGCGTCCCAGATATACCGCTGTACATCCTCGCCAACCACATCAACATCAGCATAGTCACCCGCCACCGGATCAGTTACACCCGCCTCAAGCGCAGCCACCGATACGAACGTGCCGCGCCAGTGAGTACCTTCAAGACCGACCAGCTTGTCATACAGAGGGTCGGTGAGGTCATGAGTGGATAATACTTTGCCGGTTACCTTATCTACTTTCCCCGCAAGCGCATCAGCTACAGCAGTAGATACAGGCTTGTCAGCGTCAGCAGTGTTATCTACCGCACCCAAGCCAACATCAGTCTTATCAAGCAGAACGTCACCTTGCTTGCCTGCAACGCTATTAACCGTGTTCTTTTGCGCGTCCTGTTCGACTGTTAGCAGTTTAGCAATTTCATCGTCAGCAACTAGCGAATAGCCTGCAACTTTATCGACTTTATCCGCAAGCTCTCTGCTTGACTTATCAGCAGACCACGTTACATCTGTACCGCCCAGCCCTGCCGCGTCATCAATCACAACGCTCGGATAAAATGGCGCGTCAATAATTTCAAGCGTCAGCGTCTCGCAGCCTTGTACTTCAATTTCTATATTTAGCGGCATTTTGATTTATCCTCTAGCACTTCAAACGAGCTCACAAGATACGTCCTAATGCGTCCGTCCGCTAACGTATATTCCACATCAAACGCATACGCACCTGCGCGCCATGTCGCCGTCACCCTGCCGTCAATGCGATCAAAAGTCACGGTACCGTCGACTCCAATTGAGCTTTCAAGCGCCACAACTTTACGCCCGAACGAATCCACGATGTGCGCGCACACGCTAATTGGCACGACTGCAAGAAGCGTATCTTTATCGAATATGCGCATCGAGAAGCCAAGCAGCGTATCGCCGCGCCACACGCTACCCCTGTCCCACTCGCCTGTGTATTTTGGGATCATGCGGCCACCCAGTCCGTACCGGTGCTAATGTAAATGGCATTACTTGAAACACACAGGGCTGGAGCATAGAAGTTCCAGAATGCACCTGTTGCAACATACACTCCAATCTGACCACCCTTGCCTGAGAAATCTCCAGTAGCACCTGTTGCTATTGCAACCCTCTGACCATCTACTAATCCAGCAGGAGGCGTGGTTACAATCCCTGTAACCCTGCTTACTATCAAGCCATCAGCCTCTAGCAGTGATTGATTTACATCGCTTGCCACATCGACTGTATTCTCTGTTACAAAACTTAATCTCATACTGTAATCTCCGCTGCGATTCCTGCGCCGGTTAATTTGTTCATCTGCTGTACTTTAATCAGCCCAGGCTGGTACGGCACTGTTAAAGTCATATTGTTTGTATTATGCACTGTTGCGCCGATTGTTACACGATAGCCGTCAAATTGAGCGCCCATTGATACTCTACCACCACCACCAAGCTTGCCGACTCCAATCCAGCTGATAATCATATCGCTGCCAGACCTGCGAACACTTAAACGCGCAGGCGCTCGCTCAATCTGCGTTTTACCCTGATACGTAAATGTGCGCGTAGTTGATTCGCTAGTACCATACGAAGTGATTCTAAGTGTATAAGTGCGCCCCACATCGAATAAGGAAGTCTCGATAAAATCAACCAGCCCTGCTTCTAAGAATATAATTCTTTCACCGATTGCGTGCGCTGTGCTTGTCGTGCCTTTTCGCCCGCGTAGCAGGTTCTTGACAGTCCAGTTACCTTGTCCATCAACATCATCCGCTACTTCGTAGTTCATCACTTCATCACCAACAATAATCAAACCTCTGCGGTTCAGTACGTCACGATGTGTAAACTGCTCCAGCTCGTCACGTGTGTCTGCCAGCTCGAACTCAAGAGTATTCATCTTGTCTTGATACCAGTGCGGATGAGTGTCGAGCGGCGCTGTTAGATAGCCAACCACACCCTCTGAGCCGATGCTAATCTCATCGAAATAAGACTGCCCACCGTCAATACTAATCTCAACAGCAACACCCTCCCACGCTGGCGTAGTGCGCTCTGCGACGATGTAGAAGCCCAAGAAGTCATCTAAGTCGCTGAGTATGTGCGTATCAATCAACTCTACAATAGACTCACCAATAACTTTGTCCGGCGGTGGCGTCGGTGATTGAGCTGGAACGCCTTTAATCGTAGACGTGTACGCTGACTTGCGGTCAAAGCTTGCTTTGTACTTTTGACTATTCGTATCAATGTCGTTTTTAGTGATTCGCAAGCGCTCGCCATCCATCTCGATCACGTCGCCGTTTACCAAGTCGAAATGCTTGCGAGTCAAACCGAACTCAAACGTTCCGCGCTGCTCTTCGATTGCCAGCTTGTGCGTAATAGCCACGCTGCGAGCGGCCTCATCGGACGTTAATAGCTCGGAAGTTTGCAGCTTTGTTGATCCGCGAGCGCGTGAGTCAATAGACCGCTCGCTGGTTTGCATATCAGGATTCAGACCGCCGTCAATATCAAAGTACTCTAAGTGCATGGTCATCGGCACTTCAATCGAATCAGCTCGCGTGCGCTTGTCGAACTCCCCCGTGCCAATCAGATCGTCCACGCTTATAACGCGAACGACTTCACCGCCACGCGGAATAAAATGCACTTTCCCATCATAATTTGACACATCGAAAGGATGGTTCTGAGCAAGACTATTGATAACGCTTATTGTTGAGTTGTTGTTCGAGTTTAGAAGTCCTCGAACACGCCCCTCTAAACTTCCCACATCATACATATCGGGCTCAAGCCCTGCGCGTGAGCACAGATCAATAATCAAGTTGCCAAGCGACCAGCTCATTAAGTCGTCATCAATAATTAATGAGTCTTTCCATTCTGTTATTAAACTCACAGCATGATACCTCCTTAGTTAAATGAATGGTGCTTGTGGTGGAGAGAAGTCGCTGGTATATGTTATCTCATTCATAGCTCTAAACTCATCAACAATATGCTGTGATACAGCAGGGATAGGTGTAAATCCATATGCTATGCCAAGTGACAATTGAGTGTTCACGTGAACACCAAATGCCACACTCACACCACTCAAACTAAGCACAACATTTCCACCTATAAAAACCTTTATGTCTTTTGTAGCTCCACTACTAAACGTGACTGCGAGATGAGTGTATTCACTGAAGTCATGCTGCCCCACCTCGTGCACTGTACGAACACCGCCATCATCATACGTCCTGAAAATAACTCGGCTGCCGTACTTCTGAATATCAAACAACGCTGAGTTGTCACTGCCACGACCGTACTGCGTTATCAGGCTCCGCCAGTTTTCATAGGTTGCCATTTTAACAAAGAACTCAAATTGATATTCTCCTTCTGTGATCGTAGCTTGTTGATTAAACAGTACCACCCTGCCACCTAGTGATGCGTCAAAACACCCTCCAAATTTACCGCCTGTTTTTAGTATCCGTCCGCCTCCATCCAACAACCACGTTGATTGCAATCTTGCGTCTGGGACACGGTTGTTGGTTTCCGAGTCGAAGTGGCAGATACTAATTGTCCCATCCTCAACATCGGCAACCCAAGTCGGTGCGGTGTATTGCTCAAGCTGTACCCCTAAACGCCAATTATTCATCATTCCACATTTCACAATTCCACCAGTAACATCAGTTGCCATTTGCAATTCTGTTAAATACCTATCGCGCTGAGTGAGCATAAATAGCGAGCCGTTGACTTGCACACCGTTAACATCCCTAACAGGTTTGACATAAAATAAAACAATGTCACTAATGCCACGCTGCATTTCTCGCTTGTCGTCTAGTGTAATGCGAGGGGATATTATATCTCCTGCGAATGTCGTGGTTGTGTAGTCTCCAATGGCAGTATCATACCAGTGCATCTTAACCACGCCAGCCTGAACGTAGACGAAAATATGCCGCGCATTCTGATCGAAAGTAAAACTGATTTCAGTCACGTCAGGCAAGTCGAGTAAGACAAATTCGGGCACGTTTGGAGCGCTTAGGTAGACGTAGTTATTCTCCATTCGCGCACGCCAGATTTGATACATACTACCTTTTGACGGATCACTAATTGCAATTGGCCCCCACTCATAGTCAATGTGTTTCTGCACGGGAAAAGCACGCCCACCGATGAATACGGCTGGTAAGGATTGGCTTGCAAAAACTAGATCTGGTAGAGCCATTAACGACCTCCCCATGAGTGACTAAATTGCAGGCTTAAAGTATTACTTGAGTTTTTTGGTATCGCTGGCGTGAACTCAATCTGATAAAATCCATTACCCATTGGGAATGATAGTGACTTGATGCCACCCTCCAAGTTCATCTGACCTGCCGCCGCACCAAACGAAAATCTTGCGAGCAAACCATCAGTGGTGCCTATCATGCTACCCACTGTCAACCTATTACCTGTTGGTTGCTCGTTGATTCTCCCAATTCCACCATCATATGCAGTCACGGGCTGCTGCCCCGTACTTGCCCCGATGCTCCCACCCCCGTAGTTCTGCACACGATCAGCAACCCAGTACGTGCCAGTACTAACCATACTTGCACGAATGGTGTAGTTGAAAACCCCTTCAATATCTCCAACCAACTCCACCACACCAGTGGTATCGTGCAGGATCGGATAGTAACGATGCTCATACGTTACGCGAAGCACTTCATCTGCAAGTACAGGCATGGCTTGCGGCGTACCGTTTGCGTTACGCACCAATGCACGGCTGTATAATTGCCCAGCATTGCCACCCCATCCTACCGCAAGCTCACCAACTAAGCCAACAACACTACCAGATGTGAAAGTGAAAGTGCGCCTACTGTAAGCATAATAAGGCGCTTCAGCTTGCGCGCCATTCACCACGTCTGACACAGTGCTTGACTGCGCTAATTTGGATTGAAGTGCTGTGTTACTAGGCTGTGGCGTTGATACACCACTACCCACACTGCACACGTTCAAGTAGTCGCTATTAGCCCCCATGCGCAGCAAGCCTTGGTCTAGGATTATATTAGGCATCCAGTCTGTGGAGCGCGTGACGTTGCCGTTTGCGTCTAACACCTCTAGCATGTAGAGGCCTTTAGAGTTAGTACAAGGGATCATGGTGCTCTCCTCGTTAGTCTAATGCGGTGATAAATCTCTAGCTTAAACTGGTCTGTTTTGACGATTGGTGGTGTGAAAGTGGCGTAGGCGGTGTCGTAGGGAAACACCGACCCCCCGCCATTCCTGCCTCCAGAGTAATTGTCACCCTCAGTGGTTGCATAAGTTATTTCCAGATTGCCTCCCAATTCGGTGTAAGTTTTCTTGAACTCTCCAATGAAAACACCTCCATCGGAACTAATTAGGTTCCCGCCCCCTAATTTAGTGCCACCCATTGCTACTTCACCTCCAGACCCCAAACACCGCTTGCCTTTAGATAGTTCGGACACAGGTTTGTACGTCACTGTTGTTGATGCAGCCACCCCGCCTACATCAAACTCAAGCACATGCGTATCTGCTACAGTCCACCATCTACGCCACTCCCACGTAACAATTAATGTCTCCCCCGCCAATACTGTGATTGTAGTTGGATTTCCAAATTCGTCACGCACTAAAGCGCGGGCACTTGCCGATGTATTGTTGTTACTAGGGCCTACTGCGAGTTCGCTGATGTTCCCCGCAGCCAAACCATTTGCAAATGTCGCCCTTGCACGAGTCCACCCAAAGCCACCTCCCTCATCCCAGCCGTACTCAATTGACCCCCTCGATATCCTCGCAATTGGGGCAATAAGACCTGTATCCGCAATGTCCACGGTTTGGCTGGATGAACCAACGCCTATGTATTGAAGTGCATCGGGGGAACCTCCGGAACCGTATCCTGTAATTAATAAAATAAAACCCTGATCGAGGATCATGTTATCCTGCCACGGATAGTCAATCACCCCACGCTCACCCCCGCTAATCTGCAACTTCACACGTCCTGCTAACTCTGCTCTATGTTCTCTCATGCGATTGTCCTCGTCATAATAATCCTATCTACACCACCCGTGGCGTTCATCTCGTGTGGCTCAACTGTGTGCTTCACGGCAGATATCAACACGATCCTATCTACACCACCTGTTGCGTTCATCTCGTGTGGCTCAACTGTGTATAGATGTGGGCCTGTCATTACGATCCTATCTACACCACCCGTTGCGTTCATTTTTTCTGGATCTGTAGTAATGAACGGTGGGCCTTTAACACCCACTGACACCGCGCAGCTACTCTCAGTTACTGCCGTTGATGGTGATTGCTTAGCGCCAACTGCTACCACACCACTGCTAGGAGTATCTTCAAGCGCATAAGGTCGTGATGTTAAATAATAACCCTCACTCCTAACTACCTCAAATTGCCACTGTGGAATAGCGCCGCCAAAGTCCGTCAAATCCTCGTTGTTAGCAACTAGGTATGCAGTGCCTCTATACGCAGGTATATCCATCTCTTGCCGGCTTTGCAAAACGCTATCAGGCATCTGCCCCCAACTGCCTGTATACAGTCGGTAAGTTTCGAAAAACAGGTGATTATTCTTAGCTCCCCAATCGCTGCCTTTTCTCCCATCATAAACTAATGCACCGTTACGCCATATACGTCTATAGCCAGTAATTGGCCCCTCGCAGACTCGGATTGCGTAGTAACGGTACACATGCTCAACGTCTTGATACTGCTTCTTTTTCTTACTTCCACCTTTACCGCCAGCCTCGCCAACATATGTCTTAACCATCTTTCGGATAGGTAGCGACATATACATGATGTTGCCACCGATAGGTCTGCATATACCGTAAGCAATTGGCCTAGGCTCACCCTCTTTTGCTGTTTGGCTTGAAAGATCACCCAGCGTCTGCGCGCCAATTTTAGGTGGTTTAGTGTTTAAAAGAAGACCGAACAATCCGCCCACAAACTTGAATGTAGCAACTGTTGGAGCGATAATCATACTCATTAATCAGCACTCCACTTCGGACGATACACGCAGACCATTCTACGCAACCACGTCTCATCAATGCCGTGCTCAACGACACCCGTTTGGCTGTAGCTGTGAATAACGCTATCGACCTCGGTAATGATTCCAACGTGACCTGGCGCCGGCTGCATCTCGTCTTTCATTAAGACGATGTCGCCAGCTTGTCGATCACTAACTGGAAAAGGCTTGCCGAAGTGCAACTCTAAATCATGCTCTAGGCCATCATTCCACGGCTCGCGACCGTAGTTCGTGCGATCCTGCATGAACACGCCCCCAGCTTTTAATGACACGATAACAATGCCGATGCAGTCAATCGCCCAAGGTTTACGGCCAAGATGCCGCCACTTTGCACCAATCAAACTACGCGCCATTTCAAGCGCTGCCGCTTTATCAGTCTTCAATTTCTGATCCCCCTGTTACACCGCCTGCAAGCTGAGCATTAGGCGTTAAACCCTCGAGGCCGTCTGCGACTGGAATGTAAGGCTCTCCCTTATAGTTGATAAAGTTAAGATACTTTTTGCAGTCGTCAGGTAACTTATTGCAGTCAGGTCTAATCTGAAACGTATCGCCATCTTCGATGTCAAACCGTGCAGGCTCGATGAGTGCGATTGTTCCGCTGATTAAGCTGTATGCCTCAACTTGATATAACCGAGGTGATTTGTTGCGACCGCTAGTAAACCGAACTCGGTATGTATTCGACTCAGTACCAATCGGTACACTGCTATCTGCAAACACGCGTCGCTTCTCATCGCCTACGCCAGTCACTACACTGTCAACCCACATTACATCAGCATTCACACCGCAACCTTTCTGACTGTTAGCGTATGTGCCAAACACTGCACGGCAACGGATCGAATCAACGCCACCCGAACTGTTACGCAGTCGCACCGCATGGCTTAATAATTCAACTGTGACACTATGCTCGTTTGCTACTTTGACTTCCCCGATATCGCCAGCGTCAAGCATGTGCGACTGCTCGGTGTCTTCATAGTTGATAATAAAAAACTGATACGTGCCGTTGTCGAGTACGCCGCTTTGAACTTGATCTAACGTCAACCCATCTTGCGCCATAGCTCGAAGCAACATCGAAACCTCGCTGTTATCAACGCTTAGATTCGTATCGGTGGCAATCACGCTGGAATCCATGCCCGTATAGCTGCGCCACCACATATTATCAAAGAACAGATCGCGGTCCAGCGACGTGACGCCGAACAAGCGGCCATCTTCTAATCGCAAACGCAGAAGCTCGCATATCGTTAAAACACTGCCCTGCATGTGCTCGAATAGTGACGGGTTAATGCGCATGGTCATATACGAATCTCCTGCAGCCCAACGTCAGTGCTGGCCCGAGGTTCTTTTTCAGCACTGCAATCCCCGTAAGATTTATTATCATACGTCCAGATTAGTTTATCGCTATCAAATCGAACCGGCGTGTCGTATTCCCCAGACCAAAGCACAACGCTGCCTGCTGGCGCTGTAAAAGTAGCAAGTCCGGTATACGCATCGACAACGGCAGCAATCGTTGCACCGTTAGCAGTGATAACGATACTGGCGGGCACTGGTTTTTTAATTGGATAAGTTGCTGTATTCAAGAATCGTGAAGTTCGCTTTAACTGAACTGTTTGCTCAACGCCAGTGCCTATAGCAAGCGGCTGCATGACCGCCTTGTAATTCAATGGATTGCGAAAACGAAAACCAAAAGCGCGACCTTTTGCAACGATAAAAGCATCTTCAAACTGTTGCCTGTGATCAGGATTAAGCATGCGAAAAATCACATTCATCGGCTGTAACGGTTCTGCCCACTCGCTCAGTCTCGACTCAAAACCGTTGCGCATTTGTTTAATATCTGTCTTAAACTCAAACCCAGACTGTGAGCCGAACGACACTTTGTCGAGTAAGCGCTTCTCTATAAAATCCACTAACCTAACCTCGCCTCTGCAATCGCCTGTCGTTGTGACGATTCTAGCATAACTTGCCTAGCGGTGTAGTTGCCGTTATCGCTACGCATCGTAATGTTTTGAGTCACGTTGACAGTATTGCCCGCGCGCTGCTGTCCACCAATGGCATCATCGTGACTGACCACCTCGCCCCGTTGGTTTGGCATCATGTACTGCGATCCGTCATCGCCTTTAAATATCTCGGGACGCCCGTCCTCGTTCACGCGATAGTATTTGTTGTCGTTTACTGCACCACCGTACCGGCGGCCACCGCCCATAGATTGCGATCTAATGTTAGCTACCCTTGCCATACCACCCATTACAGCAGCAGCCGCAGCAGCAATACCAAGACCGGGTCCAACGATAGGAATAGACGCCATCGCAGCATAAGCAGATTGTGCGCCTTGATAAGTCTGTATAACCGTTTGAGCTATAGCGGCTGCCTTGCTAATGGCAAACATTGCCTTGTTTTCTTTAGCGAATGTGTTTGCAAAGTCGGCAAGACCTTTCGACATATCACCGAAACCCTGCGCCCATTGCGTCAGCTGCATCTCAGTGCGCACGCGGTCAATCTCTGCCATTCGGTCACTGTGTTCTTGATACAATTGCTCACGCATCGCATCGTAGCCGCCCGCAACTTCAAGTTTTAATTCCTCGGCCTCCACCATGCGCTCGAGCTGCTCTGCGTAACGCTGGCGCTCAGCTTCGGCTTCCGCTTCATAACGAGCCGTGCCGTCGTCAAAGCCGCCACCTTGCAGCACTGGAACGTCGCCGCGTATCTTGCCGCCCACGTCCTTGCCGAACGCATCTTGTTTACGCTGCAATTCGTTAATATCGTACAGTTCGGCACCAAGTTCGCGTATTAGTGCAATCTGCTCGGGAGTGGCGTATTGGTTCAAGCGCAATTCTGCTTGACGCGCTGCAAGTTCACCAGCACTTAACGCAGTTTGACTGATCGACTCGCGCAGATCGTCAATCGCCTTTGTGTTCGACTCTGCGCCGCGCTTTGCGTCATCTTCCGCTTTTTTAGCTTCACGTTGCGCTTCGGTTAGCCTTTTGCGCGCAGTGGTTGTTTTCTTGAGCGCTTTTTGTTGGGCATCGTAAGCATCTGACGCAGCTGCTGTTGCATACGCAGCGTCAAGCTCAGCTTTAGTTGCTGTAGACCACGCTTCCGTATTGTCTCGAATGTCACGCGATAGACGACCAACGGCGCTGTTATCTTTCTTATCTTCAAGCGCGCGACTCATCTTTTGCGCGTACTCGGCAGCAGCGCTCGACCCTGTGCGTAGCGACTCGTTTAGGTTATCAATTTCACCCGCAGCAGCGTTTGCCTCTTGACCCATCCCAGCGGCAGCGGTTGCCACATTGTCGTATTGGATAGCTGCGGCTGCACTTTCCGATTGAGCGGCTGAAAGCTTCGACACGAGGTCGAGCAATACGGCCTGATACGATTCACTAATGTTCTCGTTATTCTTAATTGATTCGTATAGTTTATCGAACTCTTGCGGCACACCATTCGCAGCGTTAATGCCGGCGTCCTGCACATCTCTAAACGCCTGTTCAACACCGTCTAAACTAATCTCATTTTCGGTTAAAGACTGATCGAGGCGACGCGCTGTATTGGCAACCTTGTCACCCATTGCTTTATACGCAGCCTCTAACTCCTGCACACCTTTGCGCATGTTGCGCAACTCAGTGTCGCGGGCAATGGTGTCTAGTTTTTGCAGTGCTTCAACCACATCGTCAAGCGGCGCCTTAAGATTGGTCATGTCCACAGTGACGTCTTTAGCGCTTGAACTCAGCATGTACAGTGCAGACGCGGCGAGTAGCGCCACACCCAACGGACCACCTAAAAACGCCAAGCCTGTGCGCAAGAATCCGGCAGCACGGGCACCAAGTGTCATCATGCCGTTAAGTCGCGCTTGCGCTGCCGTCAGTGCGTCAACTGCTGCTCGCGCCTGTGTGTCAGCAACGGCAAGTGCTCTTGCTGCGGTTGCGTGATGTCCGAGACCAACAGCGGCCGCCTCTGCTGCACGCGCAGCGATAAGATTCTGCGCGGCTAATATGGCTGCGGCTTGCGCCGCTTGAACAGCGCTCGCCGCCGTTGCACGCGCAGCTATCACGTTTGCATAGAACCCCTTGGCACTTACCGCAAGCGATGTTGCAACGCGACCTGCCAACACCGCCGCCACGCTCGTTCCTGCAATTTCGGTTAGGTTTAGAATCTTCTCAAACTTACTTACACCATCTTCACCTTTATCGACCCATTGAAGCATCTCGGTTAACGTCTGCGTGAAGCCGCGGAGCGTAGGGTCAAGTTTCTGCCCAACCGTGATTAGCATATTCTCATACGCAGAGTTGAGCGCCTTAACGTCGGTTGCCAGGTTATCGTTATTTTTACGCTGCTGCTCGTAGGCTTCATTTGTGTCAGTAATGGCAACAACGGTTTGCTCGTAGAAGCCGATATTCTTTAACAATACGTCCGCTGCAGTCTTATTCTCAAGACCGAACTTATCCATTGTTGACGTACCGTTAGCAACTTCTTTTTCCATGTTGCGAAGTGCCGCGCCGATACCCACAACGGACGGACGTAGATTTTGGTCAACGCTCGTATCGAGTTTAAGTATAACGTTGCGAAGCCCCGTGCCCGCCTCGGCCGCTGTAATCTGACCCTTGGCCAGCGTCTGCACCAATGCGTTAAACTCAGTGAACGATACGCCCGCCCCGTCTGCTGTAGTACCGGCACGCGCAAGCGCTGACGCGGTCTGCTCAACACTTGACGCACCTGCACGCGCACCCGCAGCCAATGTGTTAATAATCATATCGGTATCTTGCGCCGCTAAACCAAACTGGTTGATTGCGCCACTGATTGCCTGTGCTGCTGCAGGTAGGTCAGTCTTTGCAGCTTCAGCCAATACTGCCGCCGCTTGTGTTACTTTCTCAAGCGCATCGGTCGACGCTAGTAATTCAGGTACTTGCGAGCCGATAAGCGCCATACCTTTTGCTGCTTGTGTTGCGCTAAGTGACGTTGTTGCACCAATGCGGCGCGCTGCGTCACTTAATTTGTTCAAGTCATCGCCAGCTAAGCCAGTCAACGCCGAAAGATTACTGATCGTCTCGTTAAATTGAGCCGTTACTTTTACCGCTTGTTTGAATTGACTGTAAACAGCAGTTACAGCAACTACGCCACCGATTGCTTTAGCGAGTTTTGACATGCTTAAATTAAGCTGGTTGGTACTTTTGTCAGTATCAATCATCTGCTTTTCAGTCTTATCAAGCGACTGATTAATCTTGTTAGCCGCATCAATAGATTGCTGCGTCTCGACCGAAACCGTGTATTCGATTGTGCCTGCGTTTAAACTCATGATTTCGGTCCATAGATTGATGCGTACCATTCATCATGGTCTGCTTTAGCTTCAGGTGTAAAGTTATCACGCGCCTTTTCTTTCTCGCTTGGCGGGAACTTTGTCTTTAATGCAGATAAAATACTGGTCATGGTCATCTGCCATGCGTCACGCTCAGCAATACCTAAGTGCGCGACTACCGCAGTCATCCACTCGATAGGTTTAAACGTGCTGGTAAAGTCTGACTCTCTGGGCGTGGTCTTATGCTCAATTTTGCCTATCATGCCGTGGTATAAAAGATTCTCAGCAATAATCACAGCGTGCTCATCTGTGACGTAAACGCTTGAGTATTTGCGCACGACTACGCCTTTGCGCAATCTCGGCTTGCCTATTTGCTGCATGCCTAAATACTGCTTGATCGACTTATCGTCAGCGCATGCCATTATCACGTCATGCGCGACTTGCACGCGCCATTCGTGCGGCGTATCAGTTGACGTTAAATCAGAATACATCTCGACCGGATCAGCCATGGATGCGATTGCAGCGAGTGATGGTGTAAGCGTGTATTGGCCGCTCGGCGTACTAATACCAACCTGCCCAATATCAGTAATAATCATGCGAGCGCCTTAGAATAAGTGGCCATCCGTGGCCATGGGGATTGCTTAGCTAACTGTAACGGTGCAAATGCCGGTTAAAGCTGGGTAGCCTGGCACTGTTGCGGTGATAATAGACTCACCAACGCCGTTCGCAGTAACGATACCGATTGGCGACACGCTTGCAATAAGCGGTGCGCTTGCCGTGTATGTTACGGCTTGCTGTGCGCCAACAGGTGCAACAACGGCGGCTAGGGCACTGTTATCGCCAACAGATAGCGCTAAAGTTTCAGGCGTTACTGTTACGCCGGTTGGCACAACAAACGGTACAGTCGGCACGACTTTAACGCCGTAGTCGCTGCCGGTGGTCTGCATTTCAAGTTCAAATGTTACCGGCGTATCTGTAGGGAAGTCGCGGCTGTAGTTGTTCACGAGCATGTAGGTGTAGGTTGTGGCGTGCGGCTCAGTCAGTCGAACGTGTAAGCGCAAGTCACCATCTTGAGCAAACAAGAAGTCAAGCGCAACAAGGTTGCTGTACTCGCTATCAGTGTAGTTCATGAAACCAGATCCACTAATAGACATTGTTTTGCGAGTACCGATTGATTCGCCGTAGTCGCCTACAGTCCGGTCATCGGTTACGTCCTCAGTTTCCTGTGAGCGTGCTAAGCCTTTAGTCTGCATGCCGCCTAACGGCTTAAACACTAAAACGGTAGGATCAGGAATATTACCGCAAACGTCCCAACATACATCAATCGCGACGCGCTTGCCCGGAACCTTATTGGTAGGGCAGTTCGGTTTTACTGGTGGTAAAGCCATCTTGTGTTACCTCTAGAAGTTGATAATTGCAAATGCCCGTCCATGGTAGCATTACTCGCTAATAACCTCTAGCGTCAGCGTAGCGACCATGCGGCCACCATCTGTGCGCATTGGCCCCGTAACCTCACCAACTGGCGCTACGTTAATCAGGTCGCACGTTATGCCGCGTGTTTTCTCAATAATGCTGTCCATATAGCCAAGTATTTCAAGTGCCGCCGCATTACGCTGTGCGTTATCAAGGTTTTTAGCGCTGACAATGGTAAGCATGTAATGCGGGAATCTCAGGTCATCGGCACGCACACGACCGCCAACTTGAACAAGCGCTAGGTATTTTCGCGCATCGCTATCTGTGTAGCTGTACCATTCCCCAAGGTATGGCTCAATGCCCGCAAGCGCCGGAATCTCTCTTAGCCAATCGCGTAGTTTAATAATCATAATTTCATCGCTCGCTCAACTGCTTGGTCTATTTCCGAAAGGTTATCATCACCGGCCTTGCTCAAGAATTGCGGCTCTGCGTCAGGGTCCCAGTAATTGCCTCTACCGCTTGACCGCATGATGCCTTTACCTCGCAACGTGCCGGGCTTGGCATGAACAGCTGCCGCATACTTCGCCGTATAACCGATAGCTGCAATGATCTTTGTACCGGTATTCTTAACAATACGATACTGTGAGTTAATCAGGTTTGACGTATCGACTGGAGTCATTAGCGTGGCATAACCGCCGATGATTGACGTTGCAACATGCATGGCTTTTTCTGCATCGCTCGGTATCGCAAGCGTTAGCTGTTTGCGCAGATTAGTGCGAACTTGCGCCATGCCTTTGATCGCCATTACGTCACACTCTTAAAGTCGGGCTCTTCGCCAAAGAAGGACATATCATATTCATCGTGCAGTTGGATTGGATCAGACTGTGATCTATCAGTCGTAGCGCCTTGCGCAATTAAGTCACCAAACTTAACGCGCTTATCTTCGTGATAATAGGTCATTTTAGGCACGAACTCTTCACCCTTATGATTTGAGGTTGTATCGCCACCGCCCACCCAAGTGCATGCAATCTGATATGGCTCACCGTACTCATCGGACGCACCGCCGCCCCAGCCGCCGCCAGTCTCGGCACTGGACGTATGCGGCCACACTGTGGCGACGTTGGTGTAGCTCCAATTGGCGGTGGTGCTCATTGTCTACTCCCACATAGCGAGCAACTGCTCGTCACTAAAATCAAATTTAAGGTTAATCATAGCAAGTTTCTGTTGGCTGCGTTTAGACATAATAAAACTCGTTACCCTTGCGGATGATTTCTTTAGACGGCTCGCTATTTAACGGTGTTGCGAACTTGACCAAGTGGCCGTACGGACCCACATCAATACTGTAACTAATATCTTTATCAATCAGTAATTGGGTAACGCCAGCGCTCACTTCTCTACAATACCAATCGCCCGCGCGCAACTGCTCGTTTGTTAGCGGTTTATCCACTACGAATCGAACTTTGCACTTTACATCATCGCGCACCCGAACAGGCTCAAGCCCACGCCCGCGCAGTGTGGACAAAATCGCATCGTTGCGCTCAGTTAAACGGTTCATTTCGATGTTATTAGCGGTCAGTTCGGCGCGTAGTTGGTCGCTACAGGTATTCATTTCACCACCTCAAATAGGCAATTCTTAAAGTTAATTGGCGGGACGACTTTGTTAATTCGGCGGTAACGTGAACCACCATCACTGTCCCATTTTGTACCTATACTGTGCGAATCGCTCGCTTTTTTCTCATACTCATACACATGACCATCCGCATCAACCGCAACCCACCGCGCCCAACTACTCAACGTAACACCACAGGTCACTTCTTCAAGTGTGTATTCGCACGTCACATCGATAGCCTCACCACGCAACTCACGATAATAAATCACAATGCCCGCAATGTAGTTCAGTGCGCCCAGCAACTCAGCTTCACGGCGCGCATGATCCTCGAACTGCAAGCCTTCGGTCAGTTTCTTAATTGCTTGAAAGGCCATGCCGTCACTGCTGCGCAACAACCCGCTAATCTGCTGCATACGCTGCTCATGGAACGGTTGGCCATTGGCGTGACGCTCGTCACCCTTACCCTTGGCGGCCTGATCGTGCGCGTCCTGATAGACCGCTACTAACTTTTCGTAACCTTTAACTGTGTTCATTTTGAACCCTCGTGCAACTTGCATGTCGTGAGAATAACTTCCTCGCTGACTTCTCGGCAAACTTCGTCAGACAAACGAGTCGTGTCATAACAGAGCCGCACCCGTGACGATCCGCCTTTGTTGCGGCAACTGCCCAGCAGATACACCTCACCGCTCGCGTCCTCGATTAATACGCCGCTTTTTAGGTCATCAGATTTCATTTTGAACCCCTTAAATTGGTTTGAATGCTCAGTATACGCAAAACTTGCGCACTGTCAACAACCACCCGTAACGACAATAAACGCCGCACTTTTCTTATCGGGCGCTGCTGGAATAAGTGAATTGGTGCAGCCCGCCGTGTCGAGCATCCGCAGCATGTTCAAATGCCCTTTCCATGCGTTACGCAACTCAGCGAACCGGAACGAACGGGACGCGCCGGACGGTGCTGATTGGCTGCTGATGTACATATTGCCACCGCTCAGGCCGAACAGGCCGATAAGGTAGCTCAGGATAAGCACTTGAGTCGCGCCATCATAACCGGACGCATCTAAGCAATCCTGAATGCTATCGAATAATGACAGCCATGCCATTATGATCGGCTCGGGCGGTGCGAGGCCGATAGATGATAAGTATTGCTGCGCTTGTTGGATGGTTAGCATAACGGTGCGTCTCGGTTGGTTGTGGTGGGTTTGAGTATAGCAATGTTAGCTGTGCAATTCTAAAACTTCACGCACCAGCATTGGATTGATCGACCGCATAAAGTACGCGCCGAGTTTAGCTTTTCGTTCATGATAATCAAGACCGATTTTAATCAGCGTTGTGTTCATTTCTTGCAGCACTTTAACCGCGTTAATTTCTGCGGCGGTCATGCAGTCGCGCAGGTTTGCAGTTGGTGCCAATCCCTGATCCACTTTATACGCTTTGGCTTTCTTGCCCAACACAATCACATTGATCATGTCGTAGTCGTTTGAGTAAATGTGAAACGGTGTGTCTTTACCTAAAGCGTCACGATTGTCTTTTAGCGCCCACGCCATTTGCGGTGCTTCCAGTCGCGCCGCGTTACGATCCGCAAGATGCCCGCGCAGTGCAGCAACTTCCAGTTTTAACGAACGCCACTCATCCACAAGTTGAGCGGTTGCCTGCGGTGACACTTGCGCAATCACAATTACTGAATCACGCTCGCCTTGGTCACCGGTGAAAATGTAGACCTCTACCGATTCATCACGGCGCGAACGCTTAACTTTCACAACCTCAAATCTAGGAGGTGAGATTGTGCCGCTCCCAATCAGTCGTTTAATCACGCTTTTCACATTATCGTGACGAACACCCGTTAATTCCGACACTTCAAGGCTGTTCATTTGTAACTTAGATTCGATTTGCTTCTGTAAGTTTTTCATTGTTTAGCTTCCGTTTCAAAATACTGTAATGACTTATTGTCGAACCACTCGCCGCGAATGTGATTATCTGCGTTGAGCAGGTGTGCGCGAGTCTCACTTTTAAATCTGTCGATTGCAGGCATTGTGGCAACTAAAACAAGCTCGCTACTGTTAGCCGTTTGTAGTTCTTTTAATCTGCGCTCAGGGTCAGCAGATATGCCAATTTTTACATTGCCTGTATCTTTCTCAACAATCGCGTAAACGTGCATTCCGCAAAATTCAGCAGGTACGTCAAATTGCTCAAGCGCAGTTATGATATTGGCAAGCGTCTTCTTTGTTCTACCCCAAGCGTCGATGATGTTGCCGATATGCTGCGGGCTGATGCGTGCGATTGCCACATAACTGTCGCGTTCACCTTGGTCGCCGGTGAAAATGTAGACTTTGGGAATCACGCCATTTTTGCTGGTATTGGGCGTTTCTTTAAGCACCGCATTCTTTACATAACCAACATCGAGCATTCGTTTAATCACGCTTTTCACATTATCATGGCGAACGCCCGTCATCTCCGCTATATCAAGTGACGTTATTTGAGGGCTTTGAATTACTAAACTATTAGACATTGCGTAAACCTCGCAAATGAACCGAAAAGAGTAACGGCTTCCCAGTGGTTCAGTCTGGTTTTCGGGAGCAACCCCTAGCCGCAACGCAACTATAACACAATAAAAAGCCCCGTATCAAACGAGGCTTTAAGTTTACTTCTTGGCGGGCTTCGGAGGCTCGGGAATTTCCAGCTTCTCTTCTTCAACAACCAAGCGAACATGGTTGGTTAGTGCTGGATGCAGATTATCAGTCTCGAAAGTCTCACCAACCTGCATACCTTTACGCCACGGATTAACCACAAAGTATTTTTGCTTACTCATAAAATCACCTTAAAAAGTGGCCGTATATTTCAACGGCCTTATTGTTTAGGTCAGTGAAGCACCGAATATCACGCCACTATTCGCTCCGCGTCGCTTAACCTGTACGCCGAACGCGCAACTAATGTCCATGTTAAAGTTGGCGCGCAACTCTAAGCGTGGAACAGGTACGATTTGGATTGATTGACCGGTTGGGATTTCAATAAACGACTTCGACTTAACGTAGCCTAAAATCTCGTTGCCGCTCAGCCCTGTGGTGAATCCTGGCACGTCCGAACTGTAAGCAGTTTCAATGCTCTCAATGCGTGGGTTGCGCTTCAAGATGCGCTGCTCAATGGTCTGGTCGATACCAACAACCGCAGAGTCACCTGACAAGTTGGCGCGAATCTCTTTAGACACGAATAACTTCATTGTCTGCACGTTGTTGTCGTCAAGTACACCGCTTAAATCCACGGTGAAGAACTTCATCAACGCAGCTTCGTTAGCGGTGGTTAAGTTGACGTTAAAGCCAGAAGCGCCAAGGTCTAACTTCTCAGTGTTGCGGTGGTTCTTTAGACCCTCACCCTTGAAACCAGCTTCGCTAATCTTCGCACTACCGCCCAACGAGTAGTCAGCGAGCGCGGCCATGTAGACCTCCATTTTTGCAACTTGCGAATCTTGCAGCAATGGGATCATTTCAGAGCGGTTGCCCAACTCATGACGGTAATTCACACCGAAACGAGCAGTAAATAAGGGTACCGGGTCCCCAGACTGTTCGTACTGTGTCTGATCTGCCGATAGTGGTGATTGACCATCCATTGACACCATCACTTCATTGTGAATAGTTCCAACGTTATTCCAAACACGCACCGTCTTACCTAGTGGTAGCGGAGTGACCAGTGACTGCAAGTCTTGGTAAATCTCGGTGCCGCGCGTGGAGGTTGCAACTTCGGCCGCAGTCTGGTCGATTGCCAGCCATGCTTGTGGGCCGTACACACCAGCCGCGTTCACCGCCTGAGCGATAGGATCAAACTGACCTAAGTCAGCCATGCGTGCCTGCTGTGCGTTATATTCGCGACGCAACGCCATTTCGTGACGGAAGTGATCTGCCAGAACACCGTGCTTAGCGATTGTTGCCTTGTTAGCGATAATCATATTATTTCACCTGCGCTAAAGCTAAGTGGTTGTTGCCAGTTGCAGGCAATGTGAAGTTTTCTTGCGCGAACGCAACGGGCGCATCTGCACCACCAACGAGCGTAAACGTACCGCCAGTTGCCGATAATGTTAGCGCAGCATCTTTAACCCATACTGCACCGGCAATACCGCGAACCGCCAAACGGCGCGCATTATCCATGTACTCACCTTCGATGCTATCACCGGCAGGGATTGGATCGTTCGCGCCGAGGCCTTGCAAGTGGCCAACGTTCGCAACATACAATGGAACAACACCAGCATCAGCAGCAACAGCTTGAACGAACTTGCCGGATACGATTTTAAGCGCAGTACCAGGCAGCACATCAGTCGCACAAACGCGCGTTTCTGTTTTTGATAAACCGTCTAGGTTTACACGACTTGGACGATAATCCATGGTGTTACTCCTTATCGCTCGTAAGTGGCTAATGGATCGGCAGAGGTATTTACAGCACCTGCCGTCACAGTCGCAGCGGTTTGTAATTTAGCGTGTGCAGCGTCAAGCGCCTCACCTTGCAATGCGTTTGCAACGACTTCGCCTAGCTTCTCTGCAACGACCTTGCGCTTGTCTGCCATGGCAGCATTTGCGGCAACGGTAGCAGCTTCACCGGCGGCATCTTGTGCTGACTTAACAGCCTCAACGTCAGCGGATAACTTGGTAACAGCTTCGGCAATCTTAGCGACCGCGTCAGAGTTAGCCGTTAGTAACGCCTTTAGTTCTTCATCCATCTTATTTTCCACCTGTACAGGTTTAGGTTTAAATGCGGCAACGACTCGCTCCCACACGGTTTTACGCTTGACATTGTACGGCTCGCCCGTTAATAACGCAACGCCATCGGTTATTGTGTAGGTTTGTGCAAGTTTTACGCCATTTTCCGTGTCGTAAACAGCGGTCGTTTCGTCGTAGTCGTCAAGCCACGCATCTTCCGGTAATGCTGCTTGAATTGCGGCGCGGGTAGAATCTGCTGAGTCATCACTCAACACACTGTTAACGACTTCGTACTGATCGCCCGCTGAGTTGACGAACACGCCCACACCCTGTTCAGGCGTTGCGGCACCAACCTCGTTTAATAGAATGGCATCGTGGTCAAATAGCATGTTGTGCGCTTCGTACTTGTAACCCGCGCCGTTCGCCACTTCGATGCGCTCAAGCGTTAAGCCGGTACTTGTGTGAATCGGCTGCTTCTTGTTGATCGCTTCGATCAGTGACGGGTGGTTGCGGGTCGCGTATTCCTTGTCGATCCACTTCTCTAACGTGACGACACCATCCGCGCGCTTTACGTTGCGATTGATCGCACCGCTAATAAACGGGTACGCCTCGGGATGACCTACGCCGACATAATTACCGCGAACGATTGGATGCCCCATTGGCGCGGGTGTACCCTCAAGCGTGTTGAACGCCTTGGCAATCTCAGCGGCAGGATATTTGATTTCGTTCATTACCACATCGTCAGGTAATGTTTTAGACGGCACGACGATGCACATACGACCGTTTACGTCCAACTCTTCACGTACGCTCGCATGGTTCACCACGCTGCGAATGTTTACTCTAATTTTTGTCATACTTGGCCTTTATTTGTTGTGCTCGTTTGAGTAGACCCGGTGCAAGCGGATCGCCGTTATTGTCTACGAATACCTCGATTGTACTGCACAAGCAGTTGATTGAGTTAGCGTCCACAGACCACCACTGCCGACATTCCTCACTTGTAAATAGCTTAGAGTGACGCGCCATGTGACTCTGGCGACTTGTCGGGGCGAACGCACTAACGTGCATGTACATAACGCGCATACCGGTTGCTTCTGCTGCAGCGTCACCCTCATCAAGCCGCCCGCGTCGTGCCGCCGTGGTTATCTCAGTGCGCGCGATCCGTTCAGCTCGGTACAGATCAATATCGAACCGCTCGGCAATTGTGCCCGCCACATCAAGTGGATTAAGTCCGTCAAGTACGGCGCGTCCGAGTAGGTCGCCCAGTTGCTGACCGTAACCGTCGCTGAATCCAACCATCTGTTCAAATGTGCGCGAACGCAGCAATCCAACACGCGCCTGGTACGCCGGTGCTGATAGTACGCTGTCAATTGTGGCGACGTAGGCCGGTGTCTGTGCGCTCAGTGTCGTGATGGCCATGCCCGTACCGCTGGCGTACGCTTGCGACACATACTCATCGTACAACCAGTAACTGCCCATCTCTTCAAGCATGAGCGTTTGCAGGTCTGCGACGGTGCGCTCTAGCAGTTCGGGGCTTACATCGAACCGATACGTTGCGTTAGTGACGACCTCTTGACGCGGCAAGTTCTCAACGTACGCGACGCAACGCGCCTTGGCTTTACGCCACCGTACGCGCATGGTCGCTTCGGCGCGTTGTACGCGCGTCTGCTGACGTGTCGGATCGTGCTTATTTGTCATAACCGAGCGCGCTTCGTAGTTCTGCGACTGTTAACACCGGATCGCTTCCGGTCATCATTTGCGACTGATCAGCGCGGGCAATCTTTTCAATAATACTAGCCAATTTGTCCACATGGTCAGCGCGCTCACCGTCGGTACTCTCGCGCAGATCGTTCCACATGACCGAGTATTGGCCGGCGCTTAGCATTCCAATTGCTTTTAGTTTAGCGACGAACTTCTCAATGTGCGCCGTTACTTCACTGACGCGGCGCGACTGGCAGCGGGCGTTAAGTTGCTTAATGTCCTCTGTGCTAGCGCGTTCGCCCGTGATGTTACCTACCAGTACCTTGACTGGAATCTTGACCGATGCGGCAAACACTTGCAGTGCGACGGTGTATGACGGCATTGGATCACTGACCGCAACGGTCATTGGGTTAACGGTTGCACCCTGCGTCATCATCAGCAGATCAACGCCGCTGTTAATATCGCGAACGTGACCGCTTAGATTCTCATGCAGATCAGCAACCGAACCACCATTGGCGCGTGCAATATCTTCAAGGTCAACTTCACTATCGTAGTTTACGTTGAGTTGACGGCTCGCATTTTTAAGGAACGATTCGCCCGCGCCACCTAACACTTTTTCAAGCGTAGCGAGTGCGTTGAATCCAGCTTTAAGCAACGGACGACTGCGCGACGGATCCCCAACAATAACAACACGATCAGGATGTACATTTACGTTACGCGCGGGGCTAATACCCGTTTGTGGTTCGGCGTAGACGTAGTGCTGCAGTACATGGTTGCTGTCGTGCACTGCGGTCAGTTGGTTTTCCCATACTGGCACCAATTCAGTTAGCGCCTCGATGGACGGTCGCACCGTCGGCTGATCCAGTTCGTTACTGTCCGCTATGCGAATGATGATCGCAGACCATCCGGCAACCAGCGCCATTACGTCCGCTTCTTTGAACGCTTGCCACACTTTCGCCTGACTGAACACGCGATCAATGCGCGCCTCGTTTGAGGTCAGTTCTGTTGACTCACGATCCGGTGCGCCTTCGATCAACCACGGGTGATCCTGCCAACACTTGTCAGCGATAATATCGATTGCAGCATTACCCAAACCGTCGCGGTCATACGCTAAGAAGTAATTCTCAAAGCTCAAGTCCGAGGCATACCCGTACTCGCACCATGCGCGCGGTCGCTTGGCGTCAATACCACTTAACATGGCTGCGCGCATGGTGCGGATTTGGGCGAGTGCGTTAACAAGTAGGTTGCGGGCAAAGTTGGGTTTCATGTTATCGCCTTGTTGGTAGGATTACGCCTACGGTTTTCTTAGTGAGTGCGGCCCTATTATACGCACGACTTGCCGAATCCACATAGTCGTCATTATTTCCGTTCGGGAACATGCGCATTTCGTGCAGCATATCATTATTCCAGTCACCACGTAACATCTTGACGTTACCAACGTTGACCTGTGCGGCAAGCGGTGACGCGCGCGTACGTTTATCGCCCGTCTCGGGGCTAAACTCAAAGCGTCGCCCTTGCAGTTTTTTACTAATGTTTTGCTTCTGTGCGACACCTGCTTGCCCTGGATCCTGCGGCAAGCTCGTTTCAGTGTGAGTGTCCGTCTCGGCAAATTGCACAATGGAACGCTCCACTTCATCCGGTGCGCCCTTGAAACGATAACCGTGTGCAATGTAGGTCACGCCGTCAAGCACTGCTAGTTTTGTTGTGGCCGTGTAGTCGCTGGTCTTCTTGGTTGTTGCCGCTAAGTCCCAGCCGCGAACAAACTTTAAGCCTGTTGGCAATGCGTCGATAATTTCAATGTTATCGGGTTTGAAGTCACCGCCAGATCGTGGCGACGGCTCCTGCATGTACTGCCCGGCGTAAACGTAGGGGTTTGTGCGCTCCAAGCGTTCGAGCATATCGACTGGGAATTGCGCAGGCCAAAAACTGGCGCCGTGATCGTCCATTGCCGGAACTTTCAACACGTCCCACTTTTCACCGTTGCCGCCGCCTATTAAAAAACCTGTTAAATCCGATTCATGCAGGCGCTGCATGATCACAATGATGGGTGTATCGGGTGAGTTTTTGCGACTCTCCATTGTCGTGCCGAACCAATCAATAACGTTGGCGCGCATAACGTCAGATAACGCTTCACCAGCTTTGTGTGGATCATCAATCACAATGGCTCCACCGAACGAGTTACCCATTGCGCCCGCACCCACACCCGTGATTGATCCGTCCGCACCCGTGGCGTACACGAGGCCGCCGTGGTCGGTGCGAAACTCATCTTTAGCTTTGCTATCGCCAGCAAGCCCAACGCCGCCAAATACCGCCCCGTACGCCTCGTGCTGCATGATTGAGCGCACAGCGTAAGCGTTGGACGTGGCGAGGCGTTTTGAATAGCTTGCGTGGATGAATTGCGAGTGCGGCCAGTTACCCATACACCACGCAATAAAACTAATTACGGCTAATTCGGTTTTACCGGATCGAGGCGGGATGTTGATTATCAGG